CTTTCTATCCTCCAAATGTTTTATTTAGTGCCAGTGTTCACGGTATTCCTGAGTTCATTCAAACCATCTATGGCCTGTCTTACCATTGAGTTTTTTGAACTATGCATAGATGGGTTTAAGGTTAACCAGTTACTGCTACCTTGAAAGTTCCCACGCTTGGCATTTCGATAGTGCCTTGTCTCTCTTGGGAACTTTCTTTTGTCCACTTTTACATTTTCAAACTGGGCCTTGTAATCAAGAACCTTTTCGTTCAAAGCCTTTAACTCAAGCCCAAACTCTTCAACAGTCATGTCAGCCGCGTTCTTCATCCACCGTCTCCTCAACCAATTTAACCCTACCCAAAGCCACATCAATCATGGCACACCACATATCAAGCCTGTTGTGGTGTTGAGGTAAGGCCGCAAATACCTTCATCATCTCATCTGTTGGGTATCTCATAGCGAGTATCGCCCTTTCCGCAAGGAACTCAGGCGGCACTGGGTATGTGCCGAAGGTTTCCTGCGCTTGTGATATAGCCTTAGCTACATTATCAATCGCTCCTACCATTAAACTTCTCCCAATTTAATTTAGCCCACTCTTTTGGATCGACTCCCTGTAGATCCCACCAAGTTCTCTCATCACCAAAAGCATGTAACTTCATGTGGCAAGAGTGGCACAGAGGCACACACCAGTTGTCTCCAACCTTCATTCCCATAGCGTTAGGCTCTGCGAACATAATGTGATGCGCCTCTGCGCCATACCCACAGACCAAACACGGTCTCCCTCGCAGGGTCTGTAGATATTTCTTTGACCTCACTCGTTTAGAACGGAATGTTGTCATCAAGTTTCTGTGGTTGCTGTTGAGCAGCGCCATTAGGGCGCTCCTCATATGCGTTGCCAAGCAATGAAAGGAATGGCTTGCCAGTCTTCTGACTAACCTTCTTCCATCCAATCAATGAAACTTTGGGCTTTGTTATACCCCTGCTCATCTGATCAACGAGGTCATTTACGACCTCATCCGACAACTCAATCTGTCCTGTGTAGTCTGGACTTTTTTCGTTCTTCTTCCTGTCGTTCTGGAACAGGACTCCTGATGGTGGATAGTCATTCATGCCGCTTCTCCTTTTGTTTCTAGCGAGTCTGCATGTTTCTTAAAGTTCGATAGAACTTCTTCGTAAAGTTTTTTATCACCCTTCTCCAAGGCGGATCTTGCACCATGATTATCCGACCAGAACTTTCTTAGTGCTGGAACTGTCTGGCAATCAGGGATGAAGGTATTGAACACCTCGGCTACCAGCTTCACACCCTCAACCTCTTCCTTCTTTCCGTCAGCGGAAGTGATAGTGTGCTTGGCCTCAGCCCCATTGGGTAAGTCCTCACCTGCGTAGATGTAGTGCCCAAGGCCGTGCATGGCACAGCACTTAGCAAGGCAACGCTGTAAGGCGGTGTTTACTTGGAAGCTGTCTGGATTTGATACAGCTTTGTTGGCGTGATTAAGGACAGGCAAAACCTCAGTCTGGCTATGCCCTTCGATGTCAACCGATACAGTAACAAAGGCGTATCCGTTTTCATCAAGCATGTAGGGGCGAGAGCCACCCGCCCCATCATGTAGGTGTTTGGTGTACTTAGCAGAGGGATAATGATCTTTCACTATGCCCCAAGCCCAAGCCCAACTTAGATATGTCAGACCATTCTTTTCCTCTGTATGATCAGACACATCAATCAGTGAAAGAGTTTTCCACACTTCACTCATTCTATTCTCCTTTAAATTGTGAACAAAACTCAGCAACCCCACAATAGTTGCCATTACATCTCACCGACTCTCCGGCGCGATGTTCAACGATAGCAATCTTCCCATCGTTATCTCTTTCCCAATCATATGCGTAGACTTCTGCCTCGCTATGATTGTCAAAAACTCTCATGGCTCTTTTTAAGCCTTTCTTCTTTACAGCCCACGCATCTTCCCGCTTCCATGTCTCTTCATCTGAGCATGGTGGAAAAATCTGTGCCAAGTCGTAATTCATCTGTGCATCCTGATGCAATTGCACCCGCTCCTTGATGTAGTCGATGCGGTCTTCCTCTGACCAAATAGGTATATTAACCAGTACAACAGGAGCCTTTGGATAATCAGGCTTAAACTTTGCGTCACGGTTGTTCCAGTCCCTGAGTATGGCACAGATCTGTATCTTGCTAACCCTTAGCCCCTTGTTCTTCTGGACTAGGTAAGCGTACACATTAAGCTGGTTCTCCCACTCAGGCTTGCCATGAATGACAGACCAAACGCTAGTGCATTTGTAATCTGTAATCTCAACAGATGTCCTGTTGATTTTTTGATGATCAATCGCGCCAGATATAGTCCAGTCATTTACGGTGGCATACAGCCTTTCCTCAAGGATCACATCATCAGACTTGTCGCTCTCCAGTATGTGATGAACGGCAGTGCCAAACAAAGGCCAGATCATATCAGCTACATCAACCTGTCTGTCACCCGCGTAATGCTCACGCATAAGCCTAACCCTTGGGCTATCGATTAATGTTGTCGCTGATATATCAGCTTTGCCTTTACTGTATTTGTCATTTCTGGCAAACTCAACAAATGCATTTGGTAGATTGTGTATGTTAGTTATTTTCATAACGTCCTCCTAGACCATAAGATACCACGGCTAACCATACAGTCAACTACTTTTTTTGGGGGTGCTATGACAAGGCCGACACATCTATTCACAATCGTTGGTGAGCCAGCATCAAAAGCCAATAGCAGGAAGTTTGTAGTCATACGAGGTAGGCCAGCCTCAATTAAATCAGACAAGGCCAGAAACTATGTTAAGATGTTTGATGCCCAGTGCGTCAGGCTAGATAAACTTTTTACATGTGATGTGTGTGTGGAGATGTTGATTTACTATTCAACCAGAAGACCTGATCTGGATGAGAGTTTGATACTCGACTGCATGCAAGGAAAGATTTACGAGAATGACAGACAGGTCAAAGAGAAGCATATATACTGGGGATTGGATCGGGGGAACCCAAGAACAATCATCAGAGTGTCGCCTCTGGAGACAGGTAATATCCCAAGCTATTTCGGATGCGTATCTGGACGACCAGAGGAATAAGGTTGCTGTCATTACATGGCTTGAGACACCAGACTTTGATGATGTCTGTGACTTTGCCGCGCTCCACCCTGAGCAAACAAAGAAACATTTTTACAAGATACTCGAAAGCAAGCCAGCCATCGCAAGATTTATTGGAAGAAAACTTAAAGATGCTATTGAGCGACAAGGCAACTAGTTATAAACTACTAGTGTAACTACCCTACTAGTTATAAGTTACTAGTATAATATTATATATATATAACTAGTAACCTTCCGACAGGCTCAATATTTCAGTGTTGACAATGCTCACTGTTTAACATAATGGTGTGTATTGTACATCATAGGGAGGCACTATGGACAAGTCATCACTGAGGAATGCAGCAATAAAGCTTGGGGGTGGGCAGCACAAGATCAACTGCCCAAGCTGCGAGTCGCAGCGCAAGAAGAAAAACCAGAAGACACTTTCAATAAAGATCGAAATGGATAGCATCATGTACCAGTGTTGGCACTGCCAGCAGTCTGGCGTGATCTCTATTGAGGATCGCATCCAACCAATAAAAAAGGAGAAGGCCATGCCGCTTGCCGTAAAGAGGGATTGGGATAACTTGTCTAAGAACGCCGTTGATTATCTCTCTGAACGTGGCATATCAAAAGCAACAGCGGAGTCGGCTGGCCTCAAATCCACAACCCACTACATCAATGCTGTGGGTAGAGAGGTTGAGTGTCTTGTTTTCCCCTACACAAATCAGGGGCAGAACTACGCTGCAAAGATTAGATCACTGAGCGAGAAGGGCTTTGCTTGCAGTGGTAGCCCACAATCATTTTTCAATATTGATAATGTTGATCGCAACGACTGGCTGATAATCTGTGAAGGCGAGATGGATGTCCTCTCGTTCTTGGAGTGCGGTTACAAGAGCGTTGTGTCAGTGCCGAATGGTGCTGTCATGAAGGTTGTTGATGGCAAGATAGACCCGCATGAGGACAACAAGTTTCAGTTCCTGTGGAATGCCAAGAAACAAATAGACAAAGCCGACAGGGTTGTTATCGCTACAGACGCAGACAGTGCCGGTCAGGCAATGGCAGAGGAGATGGCGCGGCGTATCGGCAAGGACAGATGCTGGAAAGTTGAGTGGCCTGATGATTGCAAGGATGCCAACGATGTGCTTACCAAGCACGGCAAAAAAAAGCTTGATGATCTTGCAGCATTCTGCAAGCCTTGGCCTGTCTCCGGCCTGTATGATGCGGAGCATTTCTATGAAGAGGTTGACGAGATCTTTGAAAAGGGAATGGGCAAGGGCGAAAGCACAGGCTATCCAAATGTGGATGAACTTTATACTGTCGTTGATGGTCAGGGCCTGTATGATGCGGAGCATTTCTATGAAGAGGTTGACGAGATCTTTGAAAAGGGAATGGGCAAGGGCGAAAGCACAGGCTATCCAAATGTGGATGAACTTTATACTGTCGTTGATGGTCAGCTTACTGTTGTCACTGGGCATCCATCATCAGGCAAGTCTGAATTTATAGATCAGATACTAGTTAACCTAGCAGAATCAAAGGGTTGGAAGTTTGCTCTATGTTCTTTCGAGAATGAGCCGCGTCTGCATATTGCAAAGATGGCAAGCAAGCATATCAGGAAACCATTCTTCACTGGGCTTACACCAAGGATGACAACTGAGGAGCTGAAGAGAGGAAAGGAATTTGTTCAAGCGCACTTTTCTTTTCTGTACCAAGCTGATGGATCTCAGTCCACCATTGAAAGCATTGTCGAGCGGTTAAAGATTGCTGTTCTTAGGCACGGCATCAGGGGTGCGGTCATTGATCCGTACAACTACATCGCCAAGACCAAGGGCGACCAGAGCGAGACCGACTGGATCTCCGATGTGTTAACGCAGCTTCGCGTATTTGCTCAGGCACATGGCATTCATCTGTGGTTTGTGGCACACCCGACAAAGATGTTGCGTGGTCAGGATGGCAAGGTTCCTGTACCAAAGGGCTATGATATATCTGGATCGGCTGCTTGGTTTGCCAAGGCAGACGTTGGCCTGTCGGTTCACCGGCCTGAGCCGGAGACATCTGGATCAGAGATACACATATGGAAGTGCAGGTTCAGTTGGGTTGGCAAGCAAGGTCAAACAGAATTGTTTTTTGATAGGACAACATCAACATATCACACCGGATACCACGATGAGATGCTGTCTCCCACTACCTACGCTGAGGCAAAGGAGGACATTCCGTTTTGAGTAGTACAAAGTCAGACTTCGGTTCGCCAAACCTCTCCAACCATTGCACACTGAGGCCAGAGTTTCTTGGCAAGGGCCACTCCCTACGATTGAAAGTGATTGACCAGAATGTTTTGGACAAGCTTTTGAACGATGAGATTGTGTCCGTTGAACAGTACATGGTGATCGACAGGCTGGCATCAGATTACCATAAAGCCAACATGTCGGGCGTTAAGGCAGCGTCATACATGCCAAGGGTAACAGGTCTGGGAAAGAGAGAGCCGACCAATAAAGAATTTATGCAGCGAAAAAAGATTAGCTGCTGCATAGAGTCGGTATCTAATGTGGCGGGAACTGATCTCGCAAAAGTTCTAGTGAACATTTTGGATGACAAGGCTCTGACTAAAGAGCAGATAAAAGATTTATGGAATGATGGTGTCGATAAAATAGTGGCGGGGATTAACATGTTTTATAAGGAATGGGAAAGATGAGAAGGGGAAAGCTATTGCTACAAGAGGCAGCGCAAATCATTGATGCAAGGGGGGATCATTACGGCTCGCCTCTTGATAACTTTACTAGGATCGCAAAGCTATGGTCAGTTATATTAGACAGAGAGGTCACGCCTATAGAGGTGGGGCTTTGTATGGATGCAGTCAAAACTGCTAGGCTTGTGGAAACGCCAGAGCATTACGACAGCTTCTTGGATAAGGCTGGCTATGCAGCAGCCACTGTCGAGTGCCTAGCAAAACAGGAATAAAAAAAGGGGGCAGCACCTGCAAGTGCTACCCCCTATAACCACCCCGCTCACAAGGGTGGTTTTGTTTTTGCGGGATATCCAAGACCCGAAAGGAGAATGGGTGTAGCTGATCTTGGACTTTCTTAAGCGCGGCGTCCTGCAACTACCGCGAAACCTGCTACACCCTAGCCGGTAGTGTTCCAATGCATACGCAGGACTTTCCCGCCAGCATCAAGATCAGCAAAGTCACCATCCTTAGAGTTTGACAATGTGTATTGTTCGCTGATCCTGTCATAAGATAATGATGTCACAAGCAAGGGAGCCTTGCCCACCTTGTTACATTCTAAATTGTAAGCTTTCCTAGCCTCATCTAAATTCATGATCCTCTCCGCGCTAGAAGTACAGTTGCATAACATAACCATATCGTTCCGCCGTATAGAAGTAAAGTGCCAAGCAGCATACTTGATCCGGCAGTCTCTAAGGTTCCAGCACCTACAGCCATCAGCATAAGTGCGGCGGTAAACTGAATGTAATCTTTCATGATCACCCCCTATTTGATTGAACTTCTGCCGCAGTGAGGGCATTCATGCAGCATCATATCAACATGATACTGGAACTCGTCCTCAGTCATAAACTTGTACGGCGAATGATCGGCAGAGAATATCGGGGTAACAACCCCGTAATCTCCAGCCACTTTTGTTTCATCATAGATGTCATGGAAAACTTTCCGAACATCAAGCGAGCCATCCTCATTGTGCTGCTCGTCAACATAAGGCATGTAAACCACGCCACGATACCTGTACTCAGGTGCAGTATGCCAGCTAATCATATCATTCTCCCTTAGCTTTTGTTAACTCGTCAATAAACTCACACAACATCTTACGCATCATGATGCTGTCGAATGTACTATTAGGCTGTATTGTGACGCTCATAATCTCTGAGCATCTAGCGATAGCATAACCGATATCAACACGCCCATCGGCATAGTCTTCTATGCTGTCCTCAACAGCACTCTGCACTGCCACTTGCGCTGACAAAGACCACTGCAACTTCTCGCGGTTGTCTTTGCTGTATGGATCGGTTAGCTGTTCGATCAAGTTGTCGAGCGCAACATCAATAGCGTTGCACTCAAACTTGGTTAGGTTAGGTTTTATATTCATATCAATCTCCCATAAGTTCTATTGAACTTCTAAAGTTAAATGTCACCCAAAAGCTGGTCAAGTATTTCAGCTTTTACTCTACGCTTGAGAAGGCTATGAGCCTTGGCAACATCATTGCCGACAGAATGCACACGCTTCTCGTACCCCTCTTGAACCAACAACCAGCGATCTTCAGTGAAGGCTATGCCATCCTTGGTTCCGACAAGCACAACGCGATAGGCATCTATGTTGTCCTGTCTGAGAAACTTGATGTCTCTTTTCTTGGCACTGAGCGTAAACCTCATACCCTCTGGAGCCTTAACAGCATACAGATCCTTTTCGTATACAGATTTAAACCAGCTTATTGGCACTGTTATATCGTTGCTACGCCGGTATGATGGTGTCTTCTCGTCTGCCGGATCAAGCTGCGCTGTACCTGAGTTCACATCGAACCTAGACCGCTGGAACAGATCAGACAAAACTCTATCAGCATACACCTTTGACTTTGCTTTTTGCTCAATGACAGGGTGATATTCTTGCCGATCTTTTCTTTCTCTTCTCATCTGCACGATTGCTGAGACCAAGCCTTCAAAGTAGTCAAAGGCTGCCTTGGCACCTGTTCTTTGCAGATCATCAATTCTGTCTTGAAAAGCTTCTGCCTCACCACTCATTGAAAATCGGTGGTGCGAAAGCACCTGCCGCCGCCACTCATTTGGCGCACCCCAGTTTTTTGCAAAACGATTTATCTCTGTCAGTAAAAACTGCATGTGTTTATGTTGTTCTATATTCATAACTGTCTCCTAATCAGGTTGAGAGGTGAGGCTTACGCCTCAACCTCAATGCGGGTGGTCTGACCAAACGGTGCATCATCGCAGTCAGGATAGGTTGAAACCCAAAGCACTGGGTAGTCAGGGGCATCATCGGGATAATCCCAAATGCCCATGTCAGTCAGGTAAACCATGTTATCAACAGGTAAACCCTGATCTTCGATGTAGTCAAAGACAGGCTGCACTCGCGTACCGCCGCGCCCCTTCGCGCTGATCTTGTCAATGACCTCACCCTCGCAGTAGTGCTTCACATCCTGCACACGGCTATCGCATGTGATCACTGTGACAGAGCGGGGCTTGTGTTCTTCGGTGATAGCGTTTAGTTCACCAACGAATTGCTCAAGTTCAAACTGATTGACTGAGCCGCTGGTATCGACAGCAACAACCACATCACCGACACCGATCTTATCGATTGCTGGCATGTAAATGCCCTGCGTATAATAAACCTTACGATTGCAACGCCGGAACGTGTAATCATCAGGCTGATCACCACCTACGAACCGATGGAACACATCACGCCAGTCAACCTTAGACCTACGCATCTTGTTGACCATGCCCTCAATCGCCGCAGGAAGCTTGCCAGCAGCCTTTGCAGCATTGGCAGCCATAAAGACACGCTGATCGATCTCAGCCTCCATCTGCTTGGCCTCAGCGGGTGATGGATCTTTGCCATCCTTGCCCTTGGCATCCATGACCGCGCCCCATTCGGGTTGATCGGTCTGACCCTCGGGCAGTTGCTCGTAAACTTTTTCTGCTGTCATGCCCTTGTACCGGTCATCGAACAGACCATTTTCTGGCAGGGTAAAACCAGCGTCAACCAGTATGTCATTGATCACATAGTCAGCGGCAATGTTCCAACGCTCAGGGTTACGCTCACCACGCCGCAGCATGTGCTTCATGGCAACATGCATGACCTCATGGGCGATAACACCTGTAACCTCATCCTCACTACAGCGGTCTACAAAATCCTCAGACCAGAGAATTTTTGTGCCATCAGTTGCCATGGTTTCGCCATCAGGTTGTTGAATAAAATGCAGTGACAGTGCAAGCGATCCAAAGAATGGATGCTTGATTAAGAGTTTTGTTTTAGATCGTGCGATCTTCTGGGTTGCTT